CTGGTCAGCGTCAGCAGGTTGATGTTCCCGTAGCTGACGTAGGCCAGATCCGGCCCGATGGAGGTGACCGCATTGATGCCGATCAAGCCAACCTGGCGGGTCACCTCGGTCGTCGTAACGTCCAGCAGCGAGCCCTCGACGTTGTTCAGCGCAAGGATCGACTTATTCTTGAAGACGACCAGCGTGTTGGTGCCGAACGGGAACGTCGCGACGACATAGTCGGAGTTGCCCGTGTTGATGCTGAACTCGTTGGCGACCGGGTCGTAGTCCGTGAAGGCCAGCACGTCCGATGCCGCTACGTTGTCCTTGCCAGACTGCACCCAGAGCCGGTTCTGGTAGTAAGTGGCCTGGCTGCTCTTCGGGATGCTGCCGTAAGTCGTCGGTAGCGTCGTATCCGGCACCAACTCAAACTGGCTGTCCCACTGGCCGTTCCAGCGCAGCGGGGTCTCCTCATCGCCACGGAACAGGTAGAGATAGTTGTTGGCCTGGACGATGGTGGACTGGGTGGTTACTTGGTAGCCATTGAGGCTTACCGTCTTGCTGGCCTTACCAAAGGCGTAGAAGCCAACCGTATCGTAGCCCACAAGTACAATCCAAGGCGTATCGGGCTCAAAGGGGTCCGAGAACAGACCAGAGGCGTAGATCGTCGGGCTGACGTTGGCGGAAGTCATTATCTTCCCGCTATCCCCCACCGCGACAAACAGGCCATTACCAAAGCCCGACCCATTCCAAGCGTAGTCAGGAATGCCGCTGCGGCGGATCCACTCAGTGCCGTTGATGGACGTGATGACGTTATCGCCGCCGGAAGACGAGGCGACCGCTACCAGCACGCCGGCGCCGCTAGTGATGGTCTTCCAAGTATCGCCGTCAGCATTCCGCGTCTTCGTCCAAGACGTGCCGTCCTCGGAGATGAAGATCTGGCCCGTCACGTCCAGTGCCACGTAGTACGGGCGGGCAAACGTGATGTCTACGAACTGGTCAGCGCCAGACGGGGTAACGTCCGTCCAATTCAGA